TAAAGAAACCAGAATCTCCAGAATGGCTACTATCATTACCATATTTTGCATTATAGAAATTATATATATTAAATCCATAATCATCTGCATAACTTTTTGTACTAGTTGCAGAATGGCCATTTGGTTTTCAATCTGTTCTATGCCAATTAGTTCCACTTGAAATATTTAAATCTCCAAGAACACTAGGTCAGTTCTTTTCTGGAGTGAATGCTTCTGTATTCTCACCATAATACAACTTATTGTTTTCAAACCTAATAGTAAAAGGACCTACCTCTTTCCACCAGAAACACATTGATCATTTATCTCTTCCAGAACCGTCTTTTCTAAATTCTACATATTCAGGTCTATATTCTATTGTATGAGTATCGTCTTTATCTGTAACTTTAGTTTTAGTTTTTCCAATAGGATGATATTCATATAAATATTTATCACTACTACTGATTTCTTTTACAATATTATATTCAGTATTTGTAACTGTAAAAGTATTAAACAAATCAAATGAAAAAGATCCATCTATTTTATTAAAGAGTAGTGTATAAGTATTGCCTTTAGAATCTATAGCCTTGCCATTGTTAACAGTAACGCCTTTAGAAGTGATTCATCTTCATAATCTACCGTCATCTCCATTTTGGTCTTTTGGAACAGATATAGTATATACTTCAGAGTTTCCTACCTTTTTAATAGAATATGTATTGCCTTGTTTAAATATAGTCTTAATTCCAATCTTAGAAGTATCATACGTTTCTCCAGGAGGTTCTGGATATACTAATTTAATTTCACTAAAATAGTCACTAGAATCAAATGAATAATTATTTATTTTTTCATCTTTTGAATCTTCATTACCTCTTCGTTTTAGAAAAGCAGTTTCTGTAAACGCATAATTACCTGAATTAAGTTCGAGTTTTATATAATCAGCAAAGTAATTTACAAGGTCTTGTCCTGTAATATCCTTAAAGTTATCTTTAACATAATATCACCTATTTACAAGTTCTGTGGCATAAATTCTATTTTCGGCAGGTTCTATATCTCCTCTAATAGGATTTCCAGATTCAATATTAATAACATAACGAAGACTTAGAAAGTATATATCCTCTTTATTAAAATTAACTTTTTTTATCTTAGATTCTCCAGTTTGAGTAGTATCATACTCTGCTATGTCTTCATTATTTTCAGAAAAGGGTATATCTATAATAATAGTTCCATTACTTATTATATCAGAAACCGAAGTTCAATCAATAGCAGTATAGGGGTTGTCTGAATCTGAAGTAGAATATCTTTCTAACTTATATTCAAGGCTAACTCCAGGAAAACTTTCTCAAGAAGTAAGCATTGTTAGAGAATTATCTCCTACAAAATATTTAAAATAATTTCTTCCAAAGTGTATTTCATTAGGATCTATTGTTATAGGATCTCTAGAAATTGTTTGTGTAAATTGACTATATATTATATAATTTTTCTTACCTTCATTTTCAACTAATAATGCGGGAGTAATATATTTGTAGTTTCCAAGCGTTTTTGCCTCAATAGTATTAAATATTATAGACTGGAAATTATTATAAGATATTAATTGATTAGGCTCTAGACTTATTGGAGATAATTTACTTATATTTTTTTCATCTAAAGTATCATAATCATGTAAAAAATATACTAAATTATTTTGAATCTTATCTAAATCTCCATCAGCATAATTTACAAGATTCCAATAAGTTTGTACTCTAAGATCTCCGCCTGGATAAACTTTTATAGCATTTGAATCACTATTATCTACATATATCTTACTTTTATCAAAATATATATTAAATTGTTCTGGAACCGTAATACTAAACTTTACAGCAAGCCAACCAGGAATATCCCAAGATACAGGAATCCAATCACTTCTATTAGTTGTGGATTTATCGACTTGTAATTTAAGAAGCCCATCTATATTATACAATTTATTTTCATCTGTAAGAATATAAGGAACTAAGTGTCTATAGTATTTATTGTTTAACTGTTCAAGTGCTTCCTTAAAGGAATATTCATCTAAATTTTCATATATAAGAAGATACTTATCTCCTGGATTTAAATAAAAATTAGGATCTTTACTAAGAAGTATGATTTTAGTTTCACCTTCTAAATCTTTATATAAAGATGTTTTATCAATAATAATATCCTCAATTGTAGCATCCTTATTATCTACAATTGGGGTAAAGATTGTTTGTTGTGATGGAAAACTTCCAATTTCTACTTTGTCGTCAATTGGATTATATGAAATAATATATAATACTCCTTGGTGTTCTTTCATTCCAACAGGAACAAAACCATTACTCAAAGCTCCATTTTTAAACCCATAATTACCCATATCGTTCTGTAAGGCAAATTCATTACCATTATAAGTAATTAAAGTGCCGTTTAAACAATCAGTCATTACAGTATTTGGAACCATTAATGGTTCTATATCCTTTATCATTCCTCCATTAAACTGATTTATTTGATTTAATTTGTTCTTCATAGTTATTATGTAGTTATTGCTGCAGAAGGAACCTTAACTTCTCCAGATGCAGATATAGTAATTTGAGTATCTCCACTTCCTAAAGTTGCAGAACCATCTTCATATACAATTAAAGGTCCAAACTTACAAAAAGTATCATAGTTATTAATATTATATAGATTGCCTCTCTTCAAACTACATTTACCTGTATTTTCGATACTAATTCAATTTTCTTGAGCATCATTTATTCCAACGAATGATGTTCCTGAAGCAGATATTTTAAGATAACTCTTTTGTTCAGCACTATTGTATAGGCATATAGTTGGGTTATTTAAATAACAGTTATCACTATAAATCCCTATTCCAGAAGGATTTAGTATATCGTCTGATATTACAGATAAATTTCCAATAACTGTATTACTAGTTTGATAAAAACCGATAGATTCAGGATTAGTTTCTAGTATAATATTATAATACTCTGAAGTTTCTTCAGGCTCTTGATAATATTGTACATTAATTGAGGTAAACGGTTGTTCTTCAGTATCTGAAGTTAGATTCTCAGCTTCTGAATATGCATACAACCCAATAGATACTGAAGAAAGAGCTAGAAAGCTTGCTTTATCTGAAATGTATGTAGTATGTACATATATTTCGTCATTATTAATACCTGTGACTATGAACTTTGCACTAATATTCTCAATCTCCTCAGATGTATCTTTTTTGTATTCATTTATAATTAATTCTCCCTCTGTACCAGGAGTAACAAATCCTGAATCTATATATAATTTTAAAACGACACCATTAAATGTAGATTTATTTTCCTCTGGAATAATGTAAATTTTTGTTATAATCTCATTATATAGATTAGATGAACGTGCAATATTTTCTGCACTTTCAGTAATTTCTGTATCTTCTGTAATTTCTTCAGGATCTATATAATAATTATCTGCAACAGATAATGGTATGCACGAAATATTCTTTCAAGATTCAATGTTTATTGGCTCCCAATAAAAAGATTCTGATAAAAGTTGTTTATCAAAATCTAATTGATGAGAGGTATATGTTGATGGAGTTTGTCAATTATAACTTGTATTTACAGATTTTACAAGATCTTTAGCAAACTCAACGAATGTAGTCTTACTAGTATTTATTCCTTTTACAGAATATAATTTATATAGAAGCTGTAAAATATTTATTCCAAGATCATATAGATTTCCATCAATATCTAGCTCGCTTGCTGTAACACTTATATTTCCTCCAATTGAGATATTTCCAGAAAGAGTTTCAAAACTAAGTTTTTTAATATTAGCATTACTACAAACTACTGTATTACATGTAACTTTCCCATCTTCAGCTATAAATTTTCCATCTGTAGTTTCTAATGTATTAAAAGAGATGTTCTGTTTATTTAATAATGCTTGAATATCATTTCAACTATGCCCATCAATAAACTGTGCATTAAGATTACTTATAACTTCTGAACTACTTAATTTAAATGGAGGGGTTCCATTAAATATTACAGTATTATCAAATATTATATTCCCTTCAAGAGAAGCATCTGAATTTTGAGAATCACTAAAACTAAAATAACTATTATCTAATGTATAATAAATTCCTCCGTTTAATGCAAAGATTATTTTTCTATCTCCAGGATATTCATACTGCCCTGTCTCATATAATAATATATCGTCTACAATTATAATTTTAGACTCTATAGATTCTTCGTCTTCATCATCAGTTGTTTCTTTATCATAATTTAACTTATAATATTTATCTCCAACTTTTACTCTTATTACCCCACTAGTTTCAAAAACTAAATTTCTTCTAGGAGACCCTATTATTTCTTCTTTTGCCATATTAAATCATTATTATTTTATTTTTTACATCTCTATATGCTATATATTCAAAGTTTCTTGTTGTGATTTCACTTTTTAAAAATGTCCATCCAACATCAATTGGATAGTATAATTTAAAGAAATGTGTTCTAGATCTATCTAAATAACACTCTTCTTGTATTTTATATAACTTCAAATCTCTAAACTTTATTTTAGATCTACGCTTTGAAGTTATCTGAGTTTTATAAAATTCTCACTCAGCTTCAGTTAGACCGAAATAGTACGCTCCGTTATATACTTCTTGAGCGTACTTATATTTCAGTCTTAATTTAATACGATGTTTAATATTATTATATCTAACTCTTTTATAATCATCAAAAAACATCTTTCCGCAAAAAGCAGTATAGTTATGATTTCCTAAAACTACATCTGCTCCACTCTTAGCTAATAAATGAAAACTATTAAAACCATGTTCTATAACTCTTTTTAACTCATCTTTTGAGATCTTTGGATATTTTTCTTGTATAATACCTAAATAATCGTCTAATTCTTTAATCATAATTAATAATACACTTTTGCTTCTTCAGTATATTGATCTATGAGTTTTTTAAGATATTTATCAACATAGATTGGTTTTTCCATAGTTTCTTTATTATGCTTCATATATCTATATACTAGCTGGTTTCCTGTAAATTGAGATAATACAAAATCAATATTATTAAATTTACCTCTTCTATATGCTTGTTTAAAGTCTTCATCTGCAATTTCATAGAAATTTCTCCATAATTCCCAAAACGCAGAGGTAGTACAAAGGTAACATTATTATTTATAATATCCAATAAGATCTCATAAAAACAGTCATCAAAAATCTTAGCAGCTAGATTCTTACGATCTTTATATCTATTTTTTACTCATCTTCCTTTTAATAATTTAGGATTTAACCCATTATATAGTTCCCTAGAGTTAAAACCATGAGGAAACATTTTTTTATTCATTAGTTAACAGGTTTAAATGATTTCTTATATTGCTTTCTATCCCAACGTGTACGAGCATCAAGAATCTCATTCATTTCATTTTGCGAGATATGTTCAGGAACTCTAGCATCACTACAAGCTCTTAACCATTCTTGTTTAACTGCTTGAGCCATTTGAAAAGAATTACTATCTCTTAATACAAGACTCTTTTTATATAAATCAATATATGCAGCATATGCAGCTAACGCAGTTAATTCTTTATCTGTTATAAGTGGAAGTCCATCATCATCTACAATTACACCATGATATAGTACAGATACATTCGAATAATCTCTATCAAACTCTAATGCATTATTTATCTCATTATAATTTAATAGTTTTCCTGATTGGTATAATGGATCTTTATTCCATTTTCAAGCTTCATTATATCTTTCATAATAAGCATTTTGAACTAATGGGAAGATACTAGTGTCTGAAGTAGATTGAAAGTCTTCAAATGGAATTGTTACAGATTCTATAAAAGATAAATTGCAAGGTAATTCTAGTATTCTATTTGTAGTATCTCCTACATATCTATACATTCTAGAATGTTTATTACCTATTAACTGTAAACCATTTAAAACTATATCCTCAAAATTATCAGGATTTATTGTAACCCCATATAATATATTGGCAAGAGAATATACAGAATTTATATTATTTAACTTCATAATTATTTAGGAGTTTGATCGTTAGGCGTAACAGGAGTTGCAAGTTGACGATACCAGCGAATATATTTCTCAGTCATTCTTTTAATAATTTCATCAGATAAAATTCCACAATCTAGATATACCTCAGGGTTTTCAGAACAACAATCTCATTCTAAAAGCTTTCTTGGATCTAAGAATAGTGCAATTACAGATATATATTTTACAAAAGGAACATTAAAAATATATCCGTCCATATTACCATTAGAATTAATTGCAGTATCTATATAGACATATGGACTTCCTGGTTTATTTTTTCTATACTTATGAAATCTATAAGTTTCATCTGTATAAATATTATAACGAGTATGTCTATCTATACTGCCAACAAATCTTATTGTATCAATTCCGTTTATATAAATAATCGGTGGAATTTCAAAATGTAATGCTTTTTCTCCAACTTGTAAATCACAACATTTTGACATATAATCACAATCAACTTCAATACAATTAATTGCTAAAAACAATTCATCTAAATTAAGAATTCCTTTTAAAAGAAATTCTCTCATTATTTGATTACGCTCTGCCACTACTTCATCCTGAAGTTGCTCTACAGATATTTTTGGATTTGAAGTGATTCCTGCTAATCCAGTTACTGTATTATTATATACAGCACTTGCTATTGCTTCTATTGTCATAAACTTCAGTTTAAAAATTAAAGGCAGGACAGGGAAATTACCCCGCCCTGCCTTCTTCTAGTGATATATGTTAAAAGGAGTATTAAGCTCCTACTGTAAACTCTTGTTCTGCTACAGCATTACCATAAGAGGCTTTAACTGTAAACTTATCACCTTCTGCTGCAGTTTGTCCTTTTTTTACAGTAAGCTTACCATCGTTATCGATTTGATACTTACTATCTTCTTCTTTAATTGAATATTTAATAAGATTTGGACTAACAGCGGGACCAGATACATTTGCTTTAATTATTGCTTTTCCTTCGTTAATATCCTGTACTGAAACCTTAAGTGCAGATACGAATTCGATATTAATTAATTCAGTATTATCAGGACTAACAACTTTAATTGAATCGTCTCCAAATACTTTTTTCAGATCCTCTTCAAACTTATCAACAAGTGATGATAATACATAGAACGTATGTGTCGTAACTGATTTAAGAGCTTGTCCTACTGTTCCCTGTCCATGAAGCCCCTTACGAGGCATGCAATATAAGAATGAGAATTGAGTATACAAACCTCCGTTTACTGGATACTCCTCTTCATTGAGAGCTGCATAACGTATATTAGGATAACTTGGGAAACGTAGATTCTCCTGAAGCCAAGCAGCAGTACCAATTTCCATTTTATTCTTAGTTACTTCTACAGCCTCATCAACCGTTACATATTGCTTCTCAGTACAACTATCAGGACAACTAATACCTCTTTGTTCCTGAAGTTCAGCTACAGTAATGACCTGATGTGAATCAGTGCAACTTACAAGTACTTTGCCTGAATCTTCTGCAGATACTCTTACATATCTGTAGTTTTCAGGAATAGCCATTTCGATAGCCTTAATCATTTTTTCCTGAAGTTCTTTAGTCTTTCCTAAATCTTCAGCAGAAACCTCAAATTCAGCAAGTACAGCCTTACCAAAATTTGACCAAGGCATAGCGTAATCTGCAAGGTATTTACCGATTAGAGTAATACCAATTACTACTCTATAAGTACCTTCTTTCGTAGGTAAATTAAATGCTGCACTAGCGACTTGGCCTTTTTCTGCTGGAGTTTTGTAAATAACTCCTTCGACTAAGCCTTCTTTTCTATAGTCTGCACAACGTAATACTCGAAATAATTTAACAGGACCATCCATAACCATAAAACGAGGATTTACACCATCGTCAAGCAGGTTTGAATTAATTATTACTTCTTTTTGAAAATCAAACATAATTTTTAATTTTTAAGTTAATAAATTTATTTATTTCCAGGAACTGCTATAGTCTGATTAATAGGAACGTTTGTTTGTAATCTTGGATCACCTGCATTCTCTAATAATAGTCTAGTTACGATATTAATAATCTCGTAACAAACATAGTCTGGAAATTCCAGGGTTTGAGTATTATCTTCTGGTAATAATACATCATCCTGAGTCATGGAAACATACATAGGAGCTTTTACATAAGTAATATATACATTATTTAAACTTCAATTCGAATCGCCACTATGTATTTCCAAATTTACAGAAGATTGATTTACAATCCTTTTATATGGTTCTTTTAATGCATAAAATCGATATTTTCCATCCTCTGTTTTAATATAATTAGGACGATAACTACCTTCTTTAATTTCATTATCCATAACAGGATTTGTTACTGGTTGATCTTTTTCATTTCTATTAATAATATAATAATATGGCTTCTTATGTGAAGGTTTCATATAATAATTATTAATAATACCTGCATAAAGATCTGCAGTTAATCTTTGACATGTTGAAGTAATAGTTCTTTGCACTCCATTTCCACATCTAGATTTATTTGAATCACTACCTGTAAATTCTGCAATACAATTCAACATATGTAAGTAATCTTTAGGAAGTTGTAGCTCTCAAACAGTATCATTAAATTCCTGTCTTGGAGCAATTTTACCTACTTTAATTACTGATGTAGTTTGTAAAAATCCTAAGTCATCTGAACTTTGTTGATTGTACTCACTTCTATTATATACACTATTTATATATTGTTGAATTGCTTTATTAAACAAGTATATGAAGTCCTCAAGTAAAACTTGAGGAGCTTTCACCTTGTTGCATTCAACTAAAATGTATTCATATGCTTGTCTAATAGTCATTATATATTGTTATTTATTGCTTTTCTTCTTTTCCGTCTTTTCAACTTTTTCCTCAGCTTTATCTTCAACTTTTTCCTCAGCTTTATCTTCAGCCTTTTCCTCTACTGTTTCTTTTAAACTTAGTTTCTGAAGATCAGGGTATGTCTCTAATGTAATACCCTCGTAGATAGTTTTATTTGCAGGAATCTTCAAGAAGAGTAAGATAGATTCGTCAGTTGTACCTAGACGAACATCCCCATACATCCAAACTCCACTTTGAAGGTTGATAACACGTTGTTCTTTTGCGTCAATAAGCAGCAGTTTAAGTGCTGTATCTGATCCTGTATAAAGGTCAATAACAACCATTGGATCTTTTTCCGCTCTTTGATATAAATAGTCCTGAACATCTGAATCAGGAGCATTTCTCATTGATTTGCCAAGTAACCTTGTTTTGGTAAGTCTTCCTTTAGCAGAATCTTGTTCAATATAAGTGAACGCTTTTGTTACAAGCTTCATACGTTCGATACGTTTTTCAGACTCAACTCCAGGTCTTTCTATATAGAATTCAGCTTGACCATAACGTTTTGGACCTCCGTCAATTAAAAGATTACCTTTTGAATCTTTAGAATCTCTTTCAGGTGCAATTAAGAATGAATCTTTAATGCAAGTCCAAATATTTCTTTCCAGAGGATTATCTAAATCAAACGTTTTACCATCATAAATCTCTATTCGTTCATCTTCCTTAATAAAGTAATTACTATCAGGACTATTAATTTCTGCTTCACTTAAGATCATTTCTGTATCTCCACTAGCGTCTACCTGACGAACTCTTTTTACAAAAGGATAGTTTGAACCATTTGCTTGTTTTAAAGGATTAATAAAGCAATGTGCTTTTTCCTTACCATATACATTTCTTAAAGTTACTATATTATTCATATTTATTCTTATTAAATTTATCTATACCAAATAATGATATCTAAGTTTTAAATATTTTGTAGACTTCTCCCGAAGGAGAAGCCTACTAATATTCTATTCTATCTTTTTATATTACTTTTCACTAACTAAGATAAAGCTACGATATGGGTTGAATACACCAACACCAGCATAACCCCAGTCAATAAGTTTAGTTGCAGCTACTGGGCTTGCAACAGGACCACTTTCACGTCCACTTCTACGACCAACACCCTCTAACCAGTTATGGCAGAACTCATTGTTCTTGAATGTGAACATTGCAATAGCGGGTTTTCCACTAGCAGCATCAGCAGTCAGATCAAGGAAGATACCATATTTCTTCTCAGGGAATTCGATATCAAGAGCACGGTCAACTTTGAAAGTTACAGTATTACCTGCATACTCGTATGAGTTATAGGTTGCACCAACTTTGATATAATCATTAGCACCCTTAGAGAACATGAATGTACCAACAGTCTTCCAGTCACGAAGATATCCTGACAGACTATCTTGAATTTCAGCCCACATAGGAGTATTGCAAATAAAGATATATTTATTGCCAGTAGGATTATTTGATTTAGCGATCATGGCAAGGATAGCGGTATTCATAACTTTATTAGTCATCTTTGAATACACATATTTACCTGCGAAACGCTCAATCTGAGGAATAATACCATCGCCAGAGATAATAGGCTCACCTGTTTCAGGATCAAAGATCTTAGGTTTACCATTCTTATCTACGTTAGTCTTACCCCAAAGCAGTGCATTTGCACGAGCAGCCATGAAGCTATCAAGACAATCTTTTTCTGCAGCATTCATTTTGTAAACAGGATCACTTTCTGTTCCTTTACCAATCTGAATGAAAACGTCCTCCATTGCACGATACTTAGCAGTGTAGTCTACATCTGCACGGTGTGTTGCAATAAATGTACGATGCTTTTCAACATTTGACTGATACTTAACGTATCCTTCCTCATGCATTTCAGGCTGATAGTTCGTTAAGAAACGAGTCTTCATACCTGGCTGGCAGAATTCAACATCAAGAGTAGCATTGTAATCTGAATCTTGTAGTTTACCTACAATCTCCCAGTCTCTATCTGATCTACGAACAGGACGTGACAGGAAGATAACTTGCTGACGTGATCCTTCGATGATCATTACGTCATTTCTCTGATAATAATTTTCAGGGAAGTGGAAGATGATATCGGTACCCTGAGCACCATCGCCATCAGGAACCTGTAGGAAAGGAATTCTCTTAATAAATCCTACATTAATGTCCCACTCTACCATAAATGAATTAATACTTTGGAAACTATTTTTCTTGTCTTTTTCCATTGTATATATATTCATCAGAGATTCAGTAAGGTACGATGCGGTATACTGCTCATAAAGTGATGATACAATACCAAGACGTGCAGGTTTTTCACCTAAAAATTTGTAAAAATCCTCATATGTACGAGTTGAACTCATCTGAGGACGTACTGTACTAAAACTAGAAATTCTCATATTGTTTAATTTAATTGTTTATTTATAATTCGTCATCTCATAATGACGCGATTGATTTATCTGGATTTGATTTATTTTTCTCTTCATTAGTAGGTATTACAGTTGAAGGTTTAGGAGGCTCATTCTTAGGAGCTGCGGGCTTCCTAGTTTCCTTAATTAAACTCTTATAATACTGAGAAATACCTGAAATAGCATCTTTACCAAAGAGACGATACCAAGCGAGCTCTACAAGAACTTGTGGATCATTTAAATCTTTAAAGAACTGGCTAGCTCCATTTTCATCTTGATCTAGAATATAACTAAAGATCTCTTGTTTATCGTGATCTTCAATTTGTAAACTATCAGATTTTTCATCTTGATAGTCAAGAGAGATTTCATTGAAATTTACTAACTGTTCCTCAAGTGTTGATTTAAATGCGTTATACTGTTCCTCTTGAGCTCTTTGTGCATCTTCTACTGCTTTATCTTCTTGTGCTTTATATTGGTTTCGAATTGTCTCTACCTTTTTCTTAAATAAGTCTTCATTACTCTTTGCTAAGTCTAAATCTGCTTGAATTTCCTCTTCAGTCATACCTTCAAACTTAGATTTAAGATCGGCAATATACAATTCTTCATCAGAGTAATCATCTACAGAATAAGCTTTATTTACAGGACCATTTTGATTAATATAGTCTTGCACTGCTTTCTGAGAATAATATTCAATAACATCCTGAATAGTTGCGTTATTATTTCTTAAATATTCAATTGTTTTAACTTCATCATCAGATAAATCAGGCTTAGCTAATTCATTTAGAATATTTAATTGTTCGTCTCTATCCAACGAACTAAAATCTACTTCTTGTTCATTACCCTCTTCATCTTGATAAAGTAAAGTTTTTCCATCTCTTAGTCCTCTACTTTTCAAGAACTCACTAAACACGTCTAAACCCTCGCCAGTATTTAGGTCAGGGTTTTCAGGAGGTTCTTGGTTAGTAGGACTAGGTTCAGGTTCTGGCTCACTATTAGTATTTTGATCTGTAATAGGAGTTTTGTCTGTTGGTTCTGGATCTTCTAATAGAAAATCCATGTGATTTTGTCCATCGATAATCATAATTCTTATTTTTCCTTATTAATTGATTATTAATGCGTTTTAATATTCGCAGCAAATATAATATATAAATTTCTAATTTCCAAATAAAATGGAATAAATTTTATATTAATTCTCACTTTGAACAGCTTCTACAAAGTCTAAAATATTATCAGTAATAGATCCAGCTTTATCAAGCTTTTCAATAATTGACTTTAAGAATCCAATTTCACTGTCTGTAAATTCAACTGTTAATAGTTCCTTTTCAGGAGACCACACAATTCTACCATCTTTATTCTCAATCTTCAATGCTTCGACTTCCTCACTTGAAAAGTCAATCTTTTTCCGAACATTTCTTTTTGAAATCAGTTACAGAACCTTGCTCAGGAAGATTCATCAGTAACATTAATCGAGTAGCTACATTTAAATCAATTTTTTTCATTTTAGTTTTATTCATATTAGTTCATATTTTTAATTTGTATTTGCAAAGTTATAGATTATTTAATAAATAAACAAATTTTTATCTAATTTATTGTATATAAACAAAAAATGCCGCATTTCTGCGGCATATCTTGTAAAAATTAATCTTTTTTATCTATTTCTTTTATTTCTATGACTAGCTTTTGACGACAATCATCACATAAAAATCTTTTAGCTATTTTAAACATACTTTGACCAATTTCACCTGTTAAGTATTGATATTCTTCTCCATATGGTTTAATTTTCAATGCTGAACTAATATGCATTGCTAAATGACCTTTTTCATGATCAAATGTATTTTGAAATTCTTCAGCAGATGTTGTCAATCCAATACGTAGCTCTGCTAATTTTTAAGTAACTACATGCTTGATACTTACTGAGTTTTTCATTTTTATTAGTTATCTCAGAAAGACGATCAATCAACTCCTCACACTCTTCTGCACTGAGATGTGTATTACCAGTGTCAATATCGTTAACAATCTTTAGTAAAATTTCTCTAATAACTCTTAACATAATTAATTATAAATCGCACCATTAACTAAAACAACACCTCTAACATAAGTTATACAGTAACATTTGTACAGTCCTCCAGATAAACTATCAATTCCATCCATTTTATGATAGTTTTCTCCAAAAGTTACCTCAACAGTATTTGCTACTAAGATGATAGCATCAGGATTATTTTCTGTAACATATACTTCAGTTACATTTATAGGACCACTACTAGTAAAATACAACCCTGGTTTACCTGGAGTGTCTACAGAAGATAGTTTTTTTGCATAAATGCTATCTAAATCAATATTAGATACTGAAGATCCATTATAATTTCTAACAGCTCCACCAGCAGTTATATTAAGCATATGTGGATTTGGCAGTGCAGTAGGTATATCACTTACATTTGCAGGAGTATATTGAAGAGCAGCAACAACAGAATCTTTACTAATTGCCACATAAGCGCATCCCTCATGATCTACATGTACTGGTATGTTAGCTAAAGTTTCATTAAATCCAGTTTTTATACCTCCTAAAACTTCAGCATCTGCAACAGGTAAAGTATAAGCAGAACCAGGAGCACTGTTAGTAATAGTTAAAGTTCCATTAGAAAATGTCAACCCTATACCAGTGCCATTTGCAATAGTTAGAGTTGTAGAACTATCATTTAAAGTTGTGCTTCCAACTTTAACTGGCCTTCAAGTATTTTCTGTAGAATATCCTTGATTTGTAACTCAACTTTGTGTTGCATATCCACTTAAAGATGGTATTTCACTCTTTAATGCTAAATTAGAAAGGGTCTGTCCAGAATTTTTAATGGATTTGGTTCCTGCTCCAACTATAATATAATCTACAGCAAGATTTCCACTAGCCATAACATCTCCACCACCTGCTGAACCAATTTTTTCATCAATTTCAGATTGAGAATAAGTTTCAGACTTTGTATAACGATTGTTTAATGCTTCAGTAATTACTTTATTTTGGACAGGATTGACAGAACTTGTACTTAGAGAAGAATCAACTACAATTCCATCAGGTATATCAAAATTAAGATCCGATTCATCTACTTTATCTTTATAAGCAAGAGCTCCTGCATCTGTAATTTGAGCTAGAGGATGAGTATGTGCTGCAGGAACATATGTTTCTGGCTTTCCAGTAACTTTATCTCAAGCTATTTCTTTCTCATCAACATATGATTTTAATGCCAAATTACCAATTAAAATACCTGAATCTTTAATAGTTTTTCCTGGACCATTAGAAGTTATTACTCTATCTGCAGTAGTAAATGCCTCTGCTGCAATTACATCTCCTGCTCCAAAACCTGTTAACTTATCGTCAACTTCGTCTCTTGTATAATAATTAGAAAGATCAATTTCTGTATCACCAATCTTCTCTCATTTTCCATCAACAAATACATATTCATCATGTATATCTGGAGCAGAACCAGATTTCTTAACAAGATAAATAATATTTGTCTCTCCAATACTTGGAAGTTGATCAACAATCTCAATTTGAAGATTAGCTAAATTAGCAATCATTTCTTTTAAGATTCTTCCTTGGTTTGCAGATAATGATTTATCAGCAGCAAGAGACTCTAAATTATCTACAATTGAACTTTTTATCTGATTATTAATAGTTGTATGTACATTATCAATAGCTTGTCACACTCCTCCAGAAGTAATTAAATTTTTACTTCCTTCTGTCGGCTCTTCTTCTATTGAATTAATAATTTTTGGTATATCAGTTAATACTTTAGCATATTCTTCTTTAGTGCCTGTATACCCATTTTCTTGTGCAATAAGATAAGCATCTTTACCAGGAGCACCAATTGTTCCAGGAAAAATAATCCATTTCTTTTGCTTTTTATCATAAATTTTTACACTCATAATTTATATATTTTTAAGATTATGCATATACTGCACCGTTAACAGCAACCTTACCGTTTGCCATATAACTTAAACAATAGATATAATAAGTTCCAGATAAATCTGCAAGACCATCCATCTTAATTGCATTAGAAGCAGTAAATGTAAGTTTAGCAGTGCTTATAATAACTGAATCAGGATTACTTGAACTAAACCCACTCAGAGAAGAAATAGTTCTTGATGAAGTATTATTATAACTATATCCTGCAGAAACTGTTGAACTACTTAAAGTAGACGTTGATAGTATTCTTGCAGTATTTATAGATACCGCAGATGAACCTGTGTATGAAGTTCCATTAATTGTTAATGCATATGGGTTTGGAAGTGCTATAGGAATTTCATTAACATTTGCTGGAGTAAAGCCTAAAGCAGAAGTTACATTACTTTTACTTAATGAAATAGTCCCAGAAGATAATGTAATATTACTTCCAACTTTAACTCCACCTAGTACTGAACTTGTAGCTGTAGGTAAACTATATGAATATGTACAATTAATTGTAGTACCGCTAATACTTATATTAGTACCAGAAGTATATGTAGTATTTGTATCTGTCCAGGGAACATTAACATATGCTTTACCATTACTTAATTGTACAGCATAGTTTTTACCACTTGTTGTATAACCAATTTGAATTCCTCCATATGCACTTGATGTAGCAACAGGAATTGAAGTTAAATATCCTTGACTGGTAACTCAACTTTGCGTTGCATATCCTGATAGTGATGGTATCGTTGGTTTATTACTGAGATCATTATAACTTCCTGAAGTTGCTACTGTTGCAAATGTAGGCTTTCCAGTTATACTTGCTCAAGATTGTGCAGGTACAGAAGTTAAGAAACCACTATCATTTGTTAATTGTGATGTTTTTGTAGGTATAGTTGCACTACTAAAAGCAAGACTTCCAAGTGTTTTTAATGTCCATCCATTAGCTGTACCATTAGATACAATAGCTTGATTAGCTGTTGTTGTAGAGCCAGTTAACGTTGTATAAGATTGAGTATGTGCACTAGGAGTAAACGTAGAAGGTTTTCCTGTAATACTAGCTCATGTTTGAGCTGGAACTGAAGTAAGGTAGCCTTTACCAGTAACTCAAGATTGTGTAGCAACTAAATTACCTCCCATATAAAATGAATCTGCAACTACCTCTGCTTTATTTACATCAGAAATAATTTTTACAAATTTTCCTCCAATCTTACCAAAAAGTACAGAATCAGCATCGGAGAATTGAATTGCATAATGACCATGAGCTGATGATGGAGCAAATCGAACTGGAGTACTATAGGTACTAGGATCTCCTATTTTTGCTGTTACATTATAATCATTTGTTTTTCCAGAATCAAATAATGATATATTATTAGCAGTTAATCCTCCAGTTAAAGTTCCTCCAGTTAAAGGAAGATAATTAGCTAATTGAGTAGCTTTTGCATATCCTGCAGAAGCATGATTTCCTCATCCATAAGTAATATCTACCTTAGTTTCTAACTTACCTAATGCAGTATTTAAAGTATCTGAAGTAGTAATGGCAGCGTTTGTACTTTTAGCATAGCCTGTTAATGCTGTAATTGTATTAGATGCTTGATTATGGGCAGATGGAGTAAAAGAACTTGGCTTTCCAGTTACTCCAGACCAAGGTACACTTGTTGCACTTCCTGCAGTAAACTCTTTAAATGCATTCCCAAATGTAGTAGCGGCATCATCTATACAAAAATACATTAATCCTCCATTACCTATTTGTACTACATCTCCTTCTTGAATTGTACCAGCTTTTACTGCATCTATTGCTGCTGTTTGTGATTCTACTACAAACATTCTTTCTAAAGCACCTGCTGGTAATTTTTCTATTGGAATATTTGGAAGTCGAGCTTCACTAATAGTTCCAGAAGTAATCTTAGATGCATCAAAACCATTCAGTGTACTATTAATAGATACATTACTAGATCCATCAAATGTTGCACTTCCTGATACTGCTCCAGCTATTGCAATTACTCTTGGGGTTGCTAATTTAGTAGCTGTTCCTGCATTACCACTTACTGTAGTTTGCGCAGGATGCCTATGATCTTCACGTGCATATTTTGTAGATGTTCCAACTGCTGCAGTACCTGCAATAAGTGGTGCTACTGTCGCAGGACTAATTTTTCCTGCATTAACTAAAGCTTCAACTTCTGAAGCACTGATATCACATTTATATTCTTTACCCCAAGTACAGATCATTGGACCTTCATCAATAAATGATATATATGCATCAAATACTTTACGTTCCTCTGTTCCTGCAGTAGTTTTTGCTCTTTCTGCATTATAGGAAGCTTTAGTTTTAAAATGTAAAAATTTTGATTTATATGCCATAGCGTCTATATTTTTATAGCACCTATAATATTATAGGTTAAAAATAAAGGGAATAGGGAAATCCCTATCCCCTTATTATCTTAATTTATTCAAATTCAACTCATTCCATCTCAGCAGTTAGAGCAACTTTTTTTGATTCGTTATCCTTTACTGCAGAAACGTTTAAAGAACTTGAAGTAAACGTAACTTCTGGTACTGCATTATCAGCTTTAGTACCTTGGGCAGATGTAGCGGCTCCAATGCTACCTGGAGTGATATTAACAGTTTTTTGAGCGCTACCGTTGAATGTAAACTTTGTAGTTCCCTCGCTACTTCCACTATTTAATGTAACAATTAAGGAATTCTTTACTTGAGTAGCATTATCCGCAGTTCCTGCAGTCGCAGGTTTACCAATTAATACTTTTTGAGGTTCACCATTACGTGGTGTAACAGTAAATGATCCATCTGTGCCATTTGCAAATACATAAGTAGTATTTGTATCAGTTGGGAATGCCCAAGTTCCATCACCTCTTAAAAACGCAGCTTGTTTTCCTGCATCAGGAGCAGGAACAATACCTGCTGCACCTGCTGTATTTGATGTTGCGGCTGTCATTTCTGCTACTGATCCAGAAATTGTTACAGTTGTACTACTTTTAGATGCGGATAGTGTTAAAGGAGCAGTGCCAGATGCATTTATAGTTCCAACTCCACCTAAACCAGATAAGGTTGGTGCAGCTGGTATAGTACCAGTAATTATATCTGTAATATGGCCAGAACTATCAGCTGTAATACCTGTAACAACTTTACCACCAGCAGTAACAGGAGAACCAGCGGTTCCTATAAGAGTTGTTCCATTAGCAGGTTTATAGTGATTATCTACAGAAGTTACTTTTGTGTCAGTAAAGACAGCGTTTGAAGGTACGCTAGTGGCGATAGTATATGTACCATCTTTAATAACTTTACCTGTAGCTCCATCAAATACTGCAATATGACCTGCTGTCGCAGAAGCTGGGCCAGTTACTGCGCCATCAATATTAGCCTGAACAACTGTTCAATCTGCATTAACTACTGTAGTACCACTAACAGGACCGTTATTAATAGCAATTAGCATATCTCCAACCTCACACTTGATTCCCGCATAAGTTCCAGCAGTAATTACTTTATAGGTCCAACCTACTTTATATCCGTTAGCTGGAACTTTAGTAACAGTACCGTCTGTGCCTAATGTTCCTTTATAAATCATTGCATCAGCTGCAGCGATCTTATTATCAATAGCTGCAACGACAGCAGCAGCAGTTGGGATTGCAGTTGAACTACTAGCTAAAGTTGTTTGTACAGAGTAACCATTTTCAATAACTCCTGTCGTATTATTAAACTTAGGAATATATCCAGCAGTTGTTGTGGCATCTGTTTTAGTAACGTTATTTTTAATACTTGGAGAGACAATTACTGTTTGAGTTTCGCCATTACTTGGAGTTACTTTAAATCCATTTGATGCCCCCTGAAATGTATACGTTGTATTAGTATCTGTAGCAGGAATACCAAGAGCTGTTATATCTGTTTTAGTTACTGCTGCTGTACTTGTGACATGTCCAAACTTATCAGTTGCAATTTTATACAACCCTGATGTTTTCGCAGCAGCTCCTGCTGGAACAGCATGAGAGATAGTACGACTTTCTGCCAGATTTCCACCTCCAGATAACCCGCCTGTTCCTGTTATCGTAATTGTTTTATCTACTTTTTTATCTAACGCTGCAGCTACAGAACTTGCTGACGCTATATCATTAAAATCTACTTCAACAGTAGTATTATCTGATCTGGTAATTGTTAATTTATTATTTAATAATTGTGCATCTTTAAGCCCAATACCAAATACATCATATCCTGTATCTGTTTTAACTTTAATAGATTGAGTTGTTGTATCAAACCAAAGATTTCCAGTTTCGATTGTAGTAGGCTCTGTCGCTTTTTTAAAAAACTTAATTGTTGCCATGTTTATTTTTTTAAATTTTAATCCCCCCCCTTCACTAAATGTGAGGAAGGGGGAAATTATTATTTATTCAATTTCTGATCAAAATATATCAAGCTTACCGTCTGTTCCAACTTGGATAGATGAACTTGTTGATACTAATTTAGACATATCTACAGCTAAACCTCTAGAAGTACCTTCACCAGTTACCTTAATAGTATTATCGGGACTAGTAATAGATGTAATGCCACCTGCAACAGCAGTTTTAATACTATCACTAAGAGCTTTCATACCTTCAGCAACTGTTTGATCTGCACCAATTTCAGCACCGCCAGTAATTGCTACTCCTACTTTTATATTGTTACCAGCAACCCTTGCCCTGTTTACTCTAAGTCCACTTTCAGATTTTGCTAATATATTATCAGAAACAGGATCAATTTTAACATCAATAACATTCGCTTCTGAAATCTCAACAGCATCACCAGCTGTAAGAGCTTCTTGCTTACCTCCAACAGATATTTGTAAATTCGCAATATCAGCCTTATTCGTTCTAATCTGATTTAAATCTGTATCTGAAATTAGACCTGAGCCTTCAACCTTATCAACTTTATTTGCAAGTTGATTAGTAACAGTAGTAATCTGTCCTTCTAAAGCTGTATCAGCTGCTTCAAGTTCTGTTTTTGCTGCAGAAATAGCGCCATCTACTTGTGATTTAGTATAATCGCCACCATATTCAGTGCCATTCATAATAATTTTCTTAGTATCTGTGGCAAAATAAATACCATCAGCATGCGTAGTGGAATTATAAGAAGCTTGTGGGCCTCTATAAAATTTTACAACACTATTAGCCATGTTTTAAAAATTAATTGTTAACATCATTTCAAATTGTAGAGGAAACCTCTTCAATTTTATCTTCTAATTTTTGTATCTGTTGATCCATTTCACTTTTAGTATAATAATCTTTTAAATCTACTGTTATTTGTCCACTTCCTCATTTTTTTCACATATATACATCTTCTGTAGTACTTGGAGAATGAACAACAATATATTCTTCAAATAAGTCGTGAAGTACTGTTGATGTTGCAGGTATTATATACAATTTTCCTAACTTATCAACAGTTGGATCTCCTAACTCTTCAAAACTATTTGCAAATCTTATTTCAAATCCTGATGTATTAGGAAAAGATTTTCAAGCAGTTTCAAATTGTTCTTGTGTAAGAGTACCCCCAATAGCAATATAAGAATGATATAAAAAGTCTTGAACTGAATATTCATCCATGGCTTCATCACAAGGATCGTATCAAATCTTATCATGCTCTGGTTCGTTATTTGGGAAATCGGATTGACATCCGATTGCTATATTTTCATCACCAGGATCACCTTTTTCTCCCTGAGGAATTCCAAACTTAAGATTTGCATCACTAATATCTGGATTTAAGTCAGTTACATAAGGTTGTGCATCTGGTGCTAATTTTTCTACTTCAGAAACTACAGTTACTGTAGCAGGTTTTCCTTTAGGAACTTTTACATTTAAAGCTCATTCTCTAGGAGCATTAGTTTTATCAATTACTAATGACGGATTTTGATCTCACTCAACAGTTTCAATAGTTCCTGCATTAAATCTAGGAAGAACAGAACCAGTAGAAGTAATCACTTTACTTGATTCCATAGTTAATTCCAAATGACCTTCTGCATCACTAATATTAACTGATTTAATACTATCTCCTCTTAATTCTTCTAAATAGCATAGTGTAACCCATTCACTAGTAGGATCTCCTAAATATCCCCATAGAATTCTATCATCTGTTAAATTATCAGGATCTCCAAATTTTCTAACAAGTGCAGGTGTTCTTCCAGAATCTCCTTTAGGTCCCTGAGGTCCTTGTGCTCCAGTAGCTCCAGTATTTCCCTTGTCGCCCTTGTCACCTTTGGCTTGTCCTAATTTAATTCATGATTTTGGTGGATCATTCTTATCATAAGAAACAAACCAATATCCGTCTTCAATTTTCAATTGAGGCGTTATACCATCTTCACCGTCTTCTCCAGGAATGCCAGGTGCTCCAGTAGCTCCTGTTAAACCTTCAGCTAAAACTCTTTGTCCACTATCGTCAAATATTCATTCAGTTTTTTCATTAATAGATACTGTTCAATAATAATGATTATTAGATGTATCCTTTTTAATGCCGATAATAGGAGTATCTCCAGCGGGGCCTTTAAGATCACTTATTGAGGTTGAACTTGGAGGAGTATTACTTTCTTTTCAAGAAAGTATTCCGTTATTAATCTCTGGAACTCATACTTTTCCTGTAGGTCCTTCAACTCCCGCCATTACAAAAGCTCAGAAAAGATTTGGTTTAATACCAATAATTTTATCGTTTTCTCGAACTAATTCAGGCATATTTAACGAAGATGATGTATGACTTCTAATGCAAGACAATAAAGCTCCTTCAAATGATACAAAATCTACAATATATTCGTCATTAAAATAGTGAGTATTTGTTATTCATTCTCCCGCCATCTTAAAGGAAGTTCCTTTATAGAAATCTCTTGAATTATAAGCTCCAGAATACTCTCTTGAATTTTGTAGATCTATAGTAGGTAATATATTATTTTTCTTCATAGTTTATTATTTTGACCCTAATATTAAAAATGGAACACTAATACTTGTTGTTGGTACTTTGCCATCTCCAGTTCTTACATCTAAAGAAGCCCCATTAATTCTGCCTCTTGCAGAACCATAAAACATTTTTAACAAAGCCCCATCTCATATAGGTTGTGAAATAGCTACAGTAGTTATTGATAGAGTTCTACCAGGATAAATACTTGTTAAATTTAAATTTGCAGCAAAATTTCCAGATTGACTCACAGTTAATACTAAGTCAGTTCTACACCTATAAAAAGAAGATAAAGATGGCACACCAGATGAATTAAAATAGACTTCTCCACATGCTAAAAACGAATCACTATTATAATCATCATAACTTCTATAATAAAGATCTGAACGTAGTGTTCCATTCTGCTTTCATGTTTTCAGCTCAAAATCTGATGTATTTTCTACCCAAATTGTTCCAACATAGTAGTTACTTACTATTGAGGATGGAACGAATTTAAATTCTACTACACCTCCTGCAGGAAGCAAAATTTGGGAAGCATTAAAAAGAATTGGTTCATCATAAGAGAATAATAGCCTACCATTGTAATATCCACAAATTTTAATAGATTCATCATCATGGCCATTATCAAATGGGTATACAAATAATTGTTTATCCGACTTGTTATAAATTGCACCAGAATATGAACCATCAATATTTAATTGATATTTAGAAGCATCTATTTTAAGTATTACATCTTCATGTATGGTTGGAGAATATACAATTTCTGAGTACAATGAATCTAATACATGTGGATCAGATGATTGAGTCAGTGTATATTGTTTAGTATTTTGAATAAGTGCATTATTAATTTTAATATTTGTTAAGTCAACACTTCCATCATCCCCAAATTTAATTTTTCCTGCAGCCATATGTCCAGCTCCAGTTCTAAAATTAAATAGTATATTTGGAGTAAATACACCTCCTGTAGGAGTTTCTGGATTAAAATTCTGGTATTGAGTAGATACTTGCCCACTAGAATCAATCCCTTGCTGACTAAACATATAGTTTCCATTAAATACAGCAGATCCAATAAGACCGTTAGCGATAATCCCAATTTTAGTATACAGCGCTTCAAATGCATCTAATTTAACTCAACTATTACTAGTATCAGTGCTAGGAGATTCATTACTGTGTAATGTTCCTTGCCAAGTTCCTACTATATTTAAAACGTAATAGCTAGCATCATTAGAATCATATACATAAGGAGTTTTATCTGCGGTTCCTTGATATACAGTATTAACATTATAAATACCTTCAGGATAAATTATTTGTCCTTTAGAACCATTCTCTCCATTTAATCCATTAGTTCCACTTAATTTAGTGGGAGTACTCCAGCTACCTTCAATTGTGCCAACTTTATCAGTATTACTTGTATAATTTACTCTGGCTTGAATAAACCAAATATAAGGAGTCTCTTCAGTAGGAGTTGGAACTGCTAAATTCCAACCTGTTGGTTGTCTTGTTGTTCCAGGAGTACTTGTTCCTTCATAAGTTGTTGTAGTTCCCAAACAGTAACGAACTTCGATACCAATTCCAGGTAAACCATCAACTCCGTCTTTACCTGCAGGACCAGGATCACCAGTAACACCAGGTTCTCCTTTTATTTTAGTCCATTTATAATCAGAAGGATCGTTACTATCGTTTATATTAAAATCTACATATACTCCAATTCAAGCGCCTGGATCTTCTCCATTGTTGCCTGTGAAAGTTGCGCCTCCGTCATTAGAGTATTTAATATGTAGATAACTTGTTTTTCCATCTTCTCCATTAGTACCTGGGATGCCTTGTTCTCCCTTTTCTCCTTGGATTCCTTCAAATCTTGCCCAAGTATAGTCAGAAGGATCTGTACTATCTGCTTGAGTAAAATCTACATAAGTTCCAATATATGTACTTGGAGTTTCAGTCATTTGACTTGAAGAAGTTGGATTAGCAACAGCAGAATATTTAATATGGAAATATGTAGTTCTTCCATCTTCTCCTGGAGTTCCAGGAATTCCATCTGTGCCGTTAGTTCCATTTTCTCCACTTATAACAACTGGAGTAGTCCAGTTTGTATTTAAAGTATCATCAGGATTAATAGTTGCTGTAGTCATCCAAAGATATCCGTCTTTAGATCTTTCAGGAGGAACTACAGACCATCCTGAAGGAGTTCTTACTGTTGCATTTAATGTAGGAGGATTTGAATTACTTGTATTTACAGCAAATCTAAATTCTGTAAATTTGCCATCTTGAGCTTGGCCATCTCTACCATTAACTGGTATCACTTCTGACCATTCAGTTACAAGTCCTGTTTCTCCATTAACTGTTCCAATACATTGCCACCAGCTTCCACTAGTTGTGGGATAATCTTCCCATCCAGATGGACTAGGACTATTTCCTGTGGGTTTTGATGGTTTACTATCACTTAATTTATAAACATAAGTTTTCCAACTTGGTATTATTGCATCCTGTCCTTTTTCTCCTGTCATTTGAACAGGATCTGACCATTCTCCAATAAGAGTAGAATCTCTAAAAGATGCAGTAATTGACCATATAATTTCAGAAGATGTGTGGATTGGAACTGTTGTACTTCATGCAGATCCAGGATTTGTGTTAGTTTTATTTACAACAGGAGGAGTGTTAACACTACTACTTTTTGCATACATTAACTTAATGCTTAATCCATCTTCTCCATTAGAACCATCAGTTCCGTTTGTTCCGTCCTTGCCATTCTCTCCATCTTTACCATCAGCTCCTTTAGGTAATCCAAAACTAAATTTAAATATATCTCCTTCTAAAACTACATTAGCATTAGCTTCAGTTGTTGAAGAAACACTAGCTACTTCTGCATCAAAATTAGGAATTTCTCCGCCTTCAGAAATAGTTTTTCATTCTGTATCATAATCTGCATCAGATTTTTTAACTAATGCTTGACCAGTAGTTCCTCCAGGAATTACTCCAATTCCATCAGAGCCATTCTTTCCATCAGTTCCATTTTGCCCAGGATCACCTGTAGCTTGGCCTATATCTTGTCAAGTTTGACCTTTATCCATTGAAAGTAGTCAACGACCGTCTTCAATTTTTAATTGTGGAGTAATACCATCAGTTCCACTTGGTCCGATAGGACCAATATCGCCTTTATCTCCTTTTTGACCTTTACCACTATTTCCCATAATAAAAGCTCAATACGGATTAGATTCTACACCAACAATTATATCGTCTTTATAAATTAGATTCGGCTTATTTCATTCTGATGATAAATGACCTCTTAGACAATACAATAAAGCTCCTTCACAAGATATAAAATCAATAATATGTTCATCGTTGAAATAATGAGTGTCTGGAGTTCAGGCTCCTGCCATCTTAAAAGATGTTCCTCTATAAAAATCTCTAGAACTATACATTCTATAATAGTCTTGAGAATTTATTGCATTATCTATGATTACATTAACATTAGATCTCTTCATAATATTGAATTATTTTGATTATTTCATTATTAGTTGGATTACCGTGTTCAATATAATCAATTGCATTAATTAATTCGTTCATTGTAAATAATGCTTTTTTATCAGGTAAATGCCCAATATTAATATTAATTAATTCTTGAACAAATATTTTATATAATTCATTATATAGAATTTCCACAACCACAACTATTATTTATATTACCTAATTCCTCTCCACATAAAGAATTACATGAAGATAAATTATCTAATATTCTTTGCGCTTCTGTAAAGTTCCCCATATCTTTTAGATAATCAAACACATACATAGCACTTAATAAGAAATCTCTGCGATTCCTTAAATTTTCATCTGTTTTACATTTATCATAACTACATATTTTACTGTTATTCAACAGTAATTGCCGTTGCAAATATACTAAACATCTTTGTAATTTACAAACACTAAACACATTTTTTATTGGACAATAGAAAGTTTGTGATGCTTTATTTTCCTGAACTAAATCGTATGCCACTTTGTAGTTAACAATAACTTCAGAATTTTTAATTACTTCGTCTAAAGTATGTCCATCCTGATTTGTAATATTAGACTTATATAATTTTCCTTTAAAGAAAAATAATTCATCTATTAGGTTAATATATTTATCAGGTTCGTCTTCATCTTGAAAATAACTTAATTGAGGAATTACTAATTTATAATAAGAATATGTACCATCAATATCTAACATAAACTCAGATGCAAATCTAGTTAAATATTGTCCTCTATTATGTAGTTCTTTTCTTATTTTAACTGATTTAGGAAGTAGATTCTTATCAGTATTATAAGATAGGAATTCTAACATTATATACTGATTTAAATCTACTCCTAAAGCTAAATAATCACTATTATCTACAGCAATTAATTTACAATCAGATCTAACAATTACATCAATATTTATTTTTTTATTCATATTATACAACTTGTTTTATTTTATCATTATAAGGATTAGTATCAACTGTTTCTGCAGCTTGAATTTGAACTTGTTGCTGTTTTGTTTCAATAAGTTTATCGTTATAATCCTTATCGTTTTTAACTTTTTCTCTTTCAATAGCTACTTTTTCAGCTTCAAGTTGTAGTCTAGCTTGACTATTTTGTTCAAGTTGATTTTGTGATTGACCTAATTCCCTTTGTAATTGTTCATTTTGTTTCTGTAACTGTTGCAGATTTTGTTCATATTGCTGAAGTTGTTGCTGCAACTGAGAAACACTATTATTTTCTTCCTTCTTAACAGCAGTAGCTTTAGCTACATAACGTTTAAGTTCGGACATACTATTGGCAGTTGCAATACTTACTGCCATATCGGGATCTGACATTCCAGCTTTAATTAATTCAATATTAAGAGCCTTTACAGTTTCCATATCTTTAAAAGACTTAGAACTATCCTCAATATGTAAATCAAAATCTGTAAGTGTATAATGTTCAGGAAGTGCAGTAAATATTCTTGAATATTTATTACCTAACACAATAGTACCAGTAATACCATTTGGATATACTAATTTAGCTAAATTAAGCATATCATAATTAGCTTCTTTATAAATGATATCCATGGTCTCAAAATATTGTTTAGTTAATAAACCTGACATTTTAACTCCAAGTTGAACATTAGAAACTGCATCTCTCTGTTCATATTGAGCTAATCTTTCAGGTAACACTCCTGTAATTGAAGAAGCTTGTTGTTCTACAGCTTGAATAGCTAATTGAATGCCTTGAATAGCCTGAGCTTTAACAGTATCATCAAATCCATTAAAAATCGTATTAGGCATACCTTCACTACCTTCTTCCTTACTATTTATTAATGCTAAGCCATTCTTTTTATATGCTTGCCAAGCTTTAACTCTATCAACTAATTTTTCACCTAAAAACGAAGGAATAAAAGAAACATCCATCCAATCTCCAACTCCTCCTGAAGAAGCAATAAGATTATCTCTAAAATATATAAGTAAATCATATTTCATTGTTTATTCGATATAGGTCGTTAATCTATATCCGTCTTTTCGACTGCTGCATGTCACCATGCAGATTAGACTATATCATACAAATTTGATTTAAAATTAATTCAAATAAATTCTGTTTCATTATATTTCATAACTACTTATAATTAACTTTAAATTAAACTTGTCCCCGCACTTCCACTTACTTAAGTGTACTCCTTTCGGATAGTCGTTGAACTTTCAAAGATATTTCTATCTAAGCTTAGCTGCTGATTGTCTTAAATTTACTATTATTCAATTTAAGGTTTTCCAGCAATTCACGGGGTTTATACAGGACTCATATAATTTAATCCTGTAGGTCCATAGTATGTGCTATTAATGAATATGGATCTCCATTTTTATCTAAGAAAAACATTCCGTTAACAGATAATCTACATCTACTAGGACAATCTGCACTTCTTACAATATACTTTGATTCTCCACGAGTAATATATACTTCTGAACCAATTTTTACTCCTTCATGTCTTGTTAATTCTCCAGTTTTATAATCTGCTTCAATTCATTCAACTTCATATACAGGAATAAGATGATTCTTTATAGGTTCTATTGAATCATAATCTCCAGGCCATCCTGGATGTGCTTCAAGTCCTGCAAGAATACCTGTATGTAAATTATCAGCTCGTAAATTAGGCTCAGCAGGTTTACCAACATATCTAACCAAATAAGTAGGAGATGTTGAATCTGCAGTTTGTTGCATATCTCTAATTTTCTTAGCTGCTTCTGTAGTTAATTCTGATCTGAATGTATTTAAGATATCCTCTCTTGACATTCATTTTCTAATAACAACTCTCTTAGAATCTGCAAGATAAGGAGAATTTGGATTACGTTCTATAAATGTATTAACGGGATTTAAAATTTCAATATTGACATTTGAATTACTTTCTGTAGGTTTTACTCTATAGTAACAAGTACCTGTAACAAGTAAATCTGTAAGTAATTCTGCCATTTTACGTTTTAAATCGATGTTTCTTGATTGTCTTAAATAATCAAGAATATTTTGTGCAGCAATTTCATATTCCGAAACAAAAGATTGATCAATATCTTGTTGAATTGAGTTGATTTCTTTTTCAATAAAAGGATCATTTACAATTTCTTTATTTTCAATAATAGCTGCAATAATGTTATTCTTTAAATACTGTTGCAAATAATTAAATACTTCTGCACTAATTTTAAGTTGCTTTTCTCTCATTATATTTGAAACAGTCTTTTCATCTTTGCAAGATACTTTTAAATCTTGATTTAAACCTAGATATTCTCCAACTAATACATCAATATGTTTCTTAATTAATGGTGTAAAACTAACTGATGTAGGAGTCCCAATTCCGTAATTTTCTTCTAGGTGTTTGAATTGATCTGCATCTCTACGACAATGATAATATCCATAAGCTTTTCTTATAGCAACTTTATCATATACAAGATTACCTATCGCATCATTAATCTTCTTTACTTCATTCTCTATCACCATATTCTAATACTATATATTGATTTCCTTCACCTGGAGTAGTCATTTCTCCAGAATAATATTTTGTTCTATCTAGTTGTCTGTTTCTAAGTTCTTTTTCAAGAAATTCGAAAAAACCTTCTTCATCACCTTCATAGACTAAAACTAATGGAGCTTTTCATTGATTCAAATCTAAACTTAATTTCCATTGATTACCATCTATAGTTAATGTAAAGTCTCCAGTGTAATATGCACACATAGCCTTTTCAATTATTTCATATACTTTATCAACGAGTTCCATTCTTTTGCGGTATTACTCCATATTCTTTATAGCCTTTTTCATTAGTGAACCATCCAATATTTTCTCATTCTTTTGCTAATTTATCTTGAGCAGCAGGTCGTATATTCATTAATTCTTCATCTGCAATTTCCGCCATTTCCATAGCTGCAATAATATCGAACTTTCGTTTATTTTCTCAAGAATATTTTAATAATTGCTCAAGCATTTCATCAATATCAATTGAATAACAGTAATCATTAACAAAATTATTAATTAATTCAAGACCATGCTTGATAATAGCTTCTGTAGCTGGTACACCAATCATTTGTGAGTTGCCTCTTTTCATATCTCCAAGAGTTGAAGCAGGACGTTTCATAAATAGACTATCTTTCTTTTTTTCTTTAAAATATGTAACAATACTAATCTTAGTATGTTCAAGTAGTGCTTTACAATTATATCATACTAATAACTTCATTGCTACATCATACGCTTCTCGAATATCTCGAGGACGATCTTTATAGATCGCAACGTATTTAGCTTCTTGTAATCCATATATACGTTTCTTAATAACTATACAAAAATCAGATACATCTGTTGAAGTAGAAGAATCTCCAGAACCTTGGTCAATAGAGTCTATTCCCGCAACATATAGATTTTTTAATACAAGACCATCTTCGTCACGAAGTGGCCTTTCATATATAGCAATTTTACTATTTGGATTACTTATAACTTTTACTTTTGTTAAATCAGGAGTATCTCCAGAACGATCTCATAATAATGATACATACTCTGGTTTTAATCCTGCTTTAAATATCCTAATTTGGGTTAATCTATCTGCAATTGCAATTGAATCAAAGATATTTTCACCCTGCTTATATAATGCTTCATTTGGAATAAAACAGTGCTCTGCACAATAATCAAGTAGGTCTTTGCCACTTAATTTTTTACGTTCTTCCTCATAAAACTTTTTAAATTCTTCAGATTGTGTAACGCCTCTTGTATCTAAGAATTCTTCTCGTAAACTAAACTTATGAGCTGGAATAAAGAAAGCTGTTAATTGTGGTTTTCTATCTTCTGTATCATAGTTTTTATATGGAAGTACATTATACCCTTCTGGTTTTGCAAAAATGTTTGATAAACCTTCAAGTGCCATATCATCACCACCTGTACCTAAAGCAATACGTGTTCCAAAATGATAACCACCAAGCTCAACAAGAGCATTACCTTTAATCCAACTTTTAGTTAAATATTTATTAGATCCTGCTTCTTCATAGATTAATCTGTCGACACGATCACCACGAATTTTATCAGATGTATCAGCAATTACTGAATCAATTTCTGACATTCAACCATATTCAACTCCATCAGGAGTAACTTGAGATGCACGCTTAGTATCTGCATTATTAACTTTTTGTCGTAGGTGGCGCATACCTCCATTAGTATTCATGTCTAATCAGTTTAACTGTTTTCAACATTTAGTTTTTAAAGGAGTAAGTTTACCTTCTGCAGCACAAGTTAATAAAGAACGATAACCTCTATTAGTTATATAAGGTCTTACTGCTAAACAAGCAACAATCTCAGATAGTCCAATACCACGAGCTTTTAATATAGCTACATCTTTATGTAGTCTTTCAGCCATTTCAACATAATGAAAGAATTCATATTGTTTAGCTAGAAATGTAGGAAACTTTTCATTACGACCAGCACCACCTCTAGCTCCTTCAGAAATAACTTCCATTCTATAGAAATTTAAAAAGAAATAATGATCTCCTGTAATTCTATATTTGCCAACTGTATAACCTTCAGTACAACGTTTATATTGCTCTCTCCAGAAATCATTATAAGGCTTTGAATCTGCAGGATATTCCGTATATGAACCAGTTCTATCATAAATTTGAGCTAGTTCATTAAAAGGAGTAGGATCAAAATCTAAACCTTGAGTTTCATTAATTGGTCGATATCCAGTTAACTCATATGATAACTCTGGATCAAAGTAAAGTACGTCTTCGGTGACCGCCACATCTCACAAACCATCTCTCTTTTTATAAAAATCAGTTGCAGTATACTCAAATTGTTCTGTAGTATTTTCTTTCTGATCTCCAAGCATTTCTTGTAATTGCTTTTTTAATTCTTCTTCAAATTTATCTGAAAAAGATTGAGGAGTTGGTTCAGGACCTTTTATTGATTCTCTAAGCTCTTTATATTTCTCTTTAGTTGTTTTCTTTCTTTTGACTTCTGATTCTTCTTTATTTTTTATCTGTTCAAGCATTTTTTTACGTGCTTGAGACATTGAAGATTTAATTGTCTTTACCATACTTAACTATCCATAAATCCAGGTTTTACATCACCTCTATTTTTAGCATTGGATTGCATTTGATCTTTTTTATAATTAAGCTCAAGTTCTTTTAATTTATCTGCCATAACTCCAATACTAGCAATATCAGCTAATACATCTTTTGCCTTAAAGATAGGTTTACTATTATTATCTCTCTCTCCAAGGTCTATATTATCTAAAGATACTCTCATTTTTTCAAGAGTTCGATACGCTGTTTTTATAAGGCTAAGTATTCTAGAAGAATCTTTGATTTCCATGTATTTTCTAACTGCTGCATGGAAGACTGGATCGTCTCATTCTTCTTGAGTTAATCCAGAATCTTCCATAGCTGCATCATGCTTTTGTCTCTCTAAGTATTGTTGATATGGACTTTTCCAGTCACAAAACAACCATATATATTTAAATTCTCTTCAAGCTCTTAACCTCTTTGTTCCTTTTGGATCTTCTTTACATTTATTTCTTTCTGTATCTCACAGCGCTGCAAACTCCTTTATTAATAGTATTTCGTATTCGTTAATCTTTAGATTACATGTTACATTATCATAAAGGAATAAATCTAGCATTACTTTTTATTTAATTTTTCTTTTTCCTCTTTTGTAGGTTTGTAATTATTGTCTTGAACCCTCTGAAGCGCATTTCCTGAAGGAGTATATACTCCAGAAGTACGATAATATAAGGTATCTCCAGGCATAGTTTGAGTACCTAAGTACGGATTTTCAAAAGTTGGAGCAATTACATGTCTACGAATAGAGTCGATTAATTGATTATTTGTTCCTGGAATCGTACCTGCAATAATCATTTCTCTATCTATTACACCTCTATCTGTTAGATTACCTACATTATTAACAACAGTGTCTCGTTTTATTTTAGGAATTATTTTTCCTTCAGCAAATTTTTGTGCTCCAAACTTTGATTGGAGTTCTTTATATCTATTACTTACAGGAGACGACCGTCTCAATCCTAAAAATCCAAGAATTCCAGAATCATCTATATTACTATCTACTCTACCTCCAATGCCATTGTGTATATAAAGAGTATCCTGTTTATTTGGAGATACTAATTCTGATGTTGTAATATTATTTCTAGTAATTTGTCTTAAACCAACACCGTTAGGTAATACAGTTTGATTAACTCCAGGTTTTAAACTTCTAGCAACTTGTGCTCCATTATGTACTCATTTATTAGGACCATATTCAAATAAATCTACTCCATGAAATTCCTTACGAGCTTTATCAGATTTTCTTTGAGAAGTTTTACCTCCTTCTTGGAAAAATGAACCAAGGTTTCTTGGATTGATGCGGTGTTCAACGGGAATAGATCCTAAAGTAGCATTATTTCCATAATTAACCGACATACTTCTAGGTCCTACATATCTACTATCAAACCTATTAGGATTACCTAAATTAGATGCCACTATGTAATCACTATATGAAGGATTAGTTATAACTAATTCTTCATTCATATTTGTAGGTCTAATTCCTTTAGCTGCAGACATTCCAGCTTCTTCTGCTCCAGAAATATTTCTTGATCCAAGATTAGATTGTGGAAGTTTTGGTTTCTTAGGAGCAGGTCTTGTTGGAGCTAATTGAGTTCCATATAATTTTCCATTTCAAGTAAAGCTAGTAAGTCCTGCACTTCTAGCTGCTGCAAAAGCTTGATTGAAATTACCTTGAGATAAATCAGGAGTAACATTAGTTTGTACATTTACTTTAGGAGTAATTCCAGTTTTCATAGATACTCCAAAAGATAAAGGTTGAGAAACAATTGAACCTTCAGTTTTTGTTACTTTAGGTTTAGAATTATCTCCTACAATATTTTTCATTGCAGCTGCTTTAACTTCTCTTCTACTTAATCCAAGATCTTGATCCTTAATAGCAGATTTCATATTTCTATATACAGTACGATTGAATTTAGAAGATTTCTTACCTTCTTTTACAACCTTCTTATTTTCTTTACGTTCATTCTTTGCAGATCCTCCATTCTTAAATTTATTAACAAGATAAGCAAGTTTACCTCCTTGTTTAAACATTCCTGCAGATTGTTCTTGTTTAAATTGATTAATCAATCCAGAAATAGTATTCATACCATCTTCTGTTTGTGCTAACTCATTTAATTTTCCTACAATTTCTTCAGGTGTTTTATTTTGGAATTCTTCTACTTTAGATGGAAGTCATTGAACAAATTGCATTAATTCTTCTTGTTCCATGATGATATTGTTTTATTGTTAAATATCTGTTGTAGAGCAAGTAATTTCAAATTTATTATATTTAGGGTCTAAAGGTTGCGAAGGATAAATCCAAATAGGAGTAGTATTTGGAGTAGTTGTAATTGTATAATTCTGTCCTTCCAAAAACTCTTTAATTTCAGCTACAGTGCCTTCTATTGTTATACCATTGTTTAAATAAGCTTTCATAATTACTTGTTCTTATAAAATTTTAAATCTTTTGTTGAGAATACTGCTTCACGTAAAACCATATTCTTATCAAATCATCTACATTTAATACCTTTAAAGATATTAGTTATTTCATTACCATGTTTGTATGATTGTGTAATTTTTTCTACTACATACATAACAGGAGATGTAAGTTCACCATGTTTTAAAGTGACTACATCTCCTGGGTTAAAAAACGTTTTTTCAATTTCGTTTATCATATTATTCTTTGTCCTTTTCAATTACTCGACATATAATGTTTTGTTCACTGATAGCGTAATAACCCATATTATTGAATGGAACAGGTACTACAGAATTTCTGTAATATATATCCTCTCCAGGTTTTACGTATTTACATTCGGGTCCTGCAGAAATAACAGTACCACATGCAATAAATTGTTCAGCTCTCTCCATCTCACCAGTATCATCAGACTTATATGTATCTGCAAAAAGATCTCCTGGAAGAATTAAACCTGAAGCACTTGTCTTAATTTCTCTATAAGGATTTTTTTCAAATGGTTTTATAATAACAGTATATCCTGTTGCAGCTACCCTCATTTTAGATGCATCTTTTGTGCCTTTGTTTAATTCAAGTAATCTATTTGCTGTTAAAAGCTGTTCTTCTTCCATTTTTTTATTGAGAGCAGCAATTTCTTCAGGAGTTAATTCCTTTGTTTCATGTTTAACGTTTGCTCCCATAAGATGAACTCCCATTTCTTGCATGTGTGCATTTCCTAAAAGATTTTTTCCCATAATCATTTACATTTTTAAATTTAACTTATTACCATTTATTTATTAAGCATCTTGCGTATGCAAGTCTTGTTTTTGCAGATAATCTACATCCGCATCCTTTTCTATATCCAATTTTTGGTCTATCTGAATAGTCTGTTTTATTATTTTCATTAATATATAATCTAGGATTACATATCGGACCCATTGGTGTTTCTTTGTATAATGGACATTCTTTACAAATTGCTAATCTTTTTTCAGATAAGTCTTCGTTTTTATTAATTGCTTCATTAACATGTCCACTAATAATATCTATTAGTCCCATAATTAAAATACTATAGGTTTATCTAAATCTAATTCAGATTTAATCTTTATATCTCTTTTATAATGTTTTAACATTGTTTCTACATCTGATTTTAAATAATCACATTCATGTTCTGTAATATGATTATTATGGTCAATATGTATTAGTACTAAACGTTTAATATTAAAGTTTGGATTAATTTTCTGTAATAAATATGCATACAATGATAATTGTAATGTATAATGATAAAAATTACAGTCCATAATATTATCCATTGGGAATTTCATCATAGTTCTACTTTTAGTAAATCTATTATAAAATGATTCCTTATCGATTTTCTTATTAGTATTATGTGTAACTATCATTGAATCACCGAATAAAAACGTGTGTGATGGACTGTCAACTTCTAAGCATTGCGTTGCTACTGTATCAACTCTTTCTACAGATACAATATTTCTAAATGTATTCTTATTTTTAGATGGGAAGTCAATATCTTGATTTCTTACTAAAAAGGGATTTAATCCATCAGTTGAAAAACATACATCCCATCCTTTAAATATCTTTCCATTACATTTTTTATCTACTTCAAAAACAGTAGCTTTTATGCCTAATGTACTTACTAACCTTAATAAATCTTCAGCTTGTCATTTCTGAGTAGTTCCCATTACAAATCTTTTTCTAGATTCATGATAGTAACCATCAGTATCCATTAACCCTCTAAGCAAATCAAGTCTTTGTTGATAAGAGGCTCGCATATATAAATCAGGTATAAACTTATTATTTAGTATTCCTAGATCGTTAAGTTTTTTTCTAATATTATATATAGTTCGCATTTCCGCAGATTTTCCGTCAGAAAGATCTCCTCCAAAAGTATATCCTCTATTTTCTATTTCTTCCCATACTTTAGAGTTTATATTAGTGATAATTCCACATGACTTAGAGCCATCTCCTAGTCAACATCCCAGTACATAAGGATCTATAGGAAGTTCTATTTCTGGAAGATTTAGAGGATTTGCGTTCATTATTTTTGGGATATTGTACGAGGTTCTTGGTTTATCAATTAACCACTTTGCAATATCTTCTGTGGTCATAACTACTTCCCTAAATGTTTTATCTATATTCCTAAAAGAAATAAGTCATCTATGTTCATGGTCTGCCACAATCGACTCTCCGTTATCAAAAGTTATTTTAAAACATGGATTGTAATGGATATCTGATTTATGTAACACTTTAGTTATATTTCCTTCTTTATCAAATATCTCTTCTCCCTCCTTTATATCCTTAATAGTTGTCCATCCGTTTTTAGTTGGAATTTTTGTATCTAGAGGGAGTCCTTTATAATCATATATATAAATATCATTCCCATCTTTAATAAGTAAGTCAAGTTGTCCTGCAATTCTTAATAAACCATCTTCTGATTTATAACTAATCATAAATTCAGGATAAACTCCTTTTTCTAAATCTAATTGATAATATCCTTTCTTGCAAGTAAATTTTCCTCCAAGACCAAATTTCTTAAGATCTTGTTCTTCAGATTGATAATACATATTCTCAAATTGAGCGTGTATTTTTGTTCCTCTTTCACAAGATTTATTTCTTTCAGTTTCATATGATTGAAGGATCTCAGTACGTTTACTTTCAAATTCTTCTTTACTAATTTTTAATTTTTCAAGAAGTTTTGGATCTCATCTTTTAGTATTTAATAATGAAGTCTTTACGACTTTAAAAATTTCTGAATCAACTAAAGCTTCACAAGCTTTATAAGCAGATCAAAATGCCGAATCAAACTCATTAACATATTTATGTATTAGAGTAGTAACTGATACATAAGGCTTATTATCATATTTATCTAAGTATAGATGTTTTGCATCTGAATAAATAACATCTTCTGTCTCTTTATCTACTTGATAACCATTAACATATTTTTCTTTTACATTATCTAACTTTGGCATTATTTATAACATTTGGTTTTATATATTGTCCTATTATTGCTCCGTATCTAATTAGGTTTTCTTTAATCTCACTTTCTTCATATTCTATATTATTCATATTCTCTCAAGTAAATCCAAGAATTCCAGTTGGAGTTCCAATATCATCTTTTAATAAAATACAAGCGAGATACTCTATATTATTCTTTCTAAATCGATCATATAATACATGATCTAGTGATTCTAAAGCTGTAGAGTCTCCAATAAAAGTTGTATGTGCTTTCAAATAATCTGGAAGCGTTAACCAGCTAAGATGAAAATTATCATACTGTTCTTTAATTGAATGTATACCTTCTCCACATAATTCAAACCTCATTGATCCATACAACCAATCCGAAATACCATTATGATACTGAATAATTCATACTCGATCTGCATTTGACCTATATAAAAGCTTAGGTAATAGATCTTTAACCTTTTTATCATCATCAATTCTACTTACTAGTTCTTGAGTATGTTTTTGTGCCATATAATCTGAATATTTATCAAATAAGAATGCAGGATTATAACATATTCGTAACGTAATACTTAAAATAAACATAATAATTAAGGCTTTAAGAATACTACATACCCCATAATCTTTTATATATTGTAAAATTGTCCCTAATCAGGTTAATCCTGAAGTTATATCGGGTTGTTTCTTAGCCATATCTATTTCTTTAAATTATTTATATAATTTTATTTGGATGATG